ATTACAAGCACTACCTAAAGCTTGATACCCTAATGCAGTTACTCTATTACCCTCGCAATTAAATCTGCCAGCTTCATAACCAAGAAATGTATTACATGCTCCACTATTTCGGCAACCTGCAGAAACACCTATACCAACATTTCTAGCTCCAGTACTGCATCTCAATGAAAGATATCCAACAGCTGTACTGTAGTTGCTAGTTGTGTTAGCGTACATAGCATCTTTACCAATTGCTGTATTGTCTTGTCCTGTAGTTACGTCAGTGGCCGCTCTAAATCCGACTGCAGTGTTTCTATCACCTGTCGTTACTGCGTCTAAGGTTGATATACCTAAAGCTACATTATTGTCTGCAGAGCTTGTTGTAGATGTGGGGTTAGAACCTATGTAAATAGAATTACTCTCAGTTAATGCATCAACAAAGTTACCTATAGTATCTGTGCCTGTACCTATTGCTAACTTACCAGAAGCGATAGTACCACCAATCGTACCTCCTCCTCCAGCTGTTAAATCATGCGCAGTGCCTGCATCATCTGTGAAATATAATTTATTTGGTGTAGAGCCTGAAACCCAGACTGTACCCCATGCCGTCGTTGCTGTGGGTGACGAACCCTTTTCCGATAGTTGTATAGTATCTACTACACTGATACCGTTATTAGTTGGTAGTGTGCTACCACCGAACGCTGCTTTACCTGTAACTCTACTTGTACCAACAACGTGAAGTTTTTCACCGGGTGCATTTGTGCCTATACCAACTTTTTCTGTACCACCATCAAGCACCATCAACTCAACACCATCGAAAGGCATTATCTTAAATTGATTACCAGCTGTTAATAATCTAGTATACTTTGAACTATCTCCTACTCGTATTTCTCCTATACCATCTGATGATAAGAAATTAGCAAGTAAGTTTGAAGAACCGGTAACGTGTAAATACGCACCATTAGCTGTAGTTAATCCAGTACTTCCTTCTCCTATACCCACAGCTGCTTCAGTACCGTCAATCTTCATTATTAACTGTTCTGTACCAGAATCGTTCTCTGCGTAAAATTTATAATCTTGCCCGTGGTCTAAATTACGGAAAACAACATCTCCACCAGAAGACCTACCTTCAAAAACAACGTTACCATTAAATGCTGAACTACCATCATTGTTATGATAAATATCTACACCTTGATTACTATCAGTAGAACCTGCTCTAAATCTAGAACCTCGTGGGATGTCAAGGTCACCTTGAACTGTCATTTTACTGTTTGGTGAAGTTGTGCCTATACCTACTTTACCGTCAGAACCTATTTGCATACGAGTTGTGCCAGCTGTAGTTGCATCATTAGCAGCTGTAGCAAATTGTAATTTAGTGGCTGCATTCATATTAGATGTACCACCACCCATAACCACTGTGTTATCTGAACCATTCGAGGCAGCGTATAACATAGCCACTGGTTCTTCAGCATTATGATAATGTGCTAATCCAACTCTAGCTAATTTTAAAGTATCGTTGCTTCTAGCTGTCGAACTGTTACCAGCTCCCATAAGAATAGTTTGATTACCGTCTTGAATATCTAATGTGCCTTTGACGTGTAATTTAGAAGTAGGTGTATCTAGTCCTATACCTACTCTTGATTCAGAACCATCAATACGCATCACTTCAGTAGTTGTTGTATTATCGACTGTTTTAAATATTATATCTTTATCATTCTGTGTGTTTTGTATAATAAAGTCTTGTGAACTGTTGGATAACCTAGCATACTCAGAACCATCATCGCGTAATACAATATCTCCACCACCAGCATCTAATCTTATATCATCTGGAGCATCTATAGTAAAATCTCCGCTACTACTTACCTCGAAGTTAACGTAGTTAGAACCATCGTATCCTAATAATAATGGACGTGTTGTATCTACTATTGATAGTCTAGCAGAGTTGATAGGACTAGTTGTGCCCATACCAACACCAGAATTCAATCCAACAAAACCATAATTTAACCCATCACTTGGTTGACCATTTTGTACGAACATTGCAGCAGTGGTTGTACTACCTGCATTTGTACCGAATCTCATTTGATTACCTAAATGCCATATATCTTGAGTTGCACTTGCTTGTGTATCTTCAAGACGTATTCTTGGATACTTTGCTTTACCGTGTAAAATAGTATATGTTGTATCTGAAGGGTCTCTTTCAACTATAAGGTGATTTACTGTTGCAGAAGAATTTCCTATTCTTACTTTTTTGTCGTCACCGATACGCATTACTTCAGATGCATCATATTGTTGGAAAATTAAATCTTTAGAATCTTGCATAATCCTAATGATTGGGTTACTACTTGAGTTTGAAATCCTCAATAGTTCCGTACCACCATCGTGATACTGCACACCGTTAGCTGCTGATGTACCATCTAATATTATACCATTAGGAGAGTCAATTGTAAAGTTGTCACTTGAATGAGGAGCTAACACTACACCATCGCCAAGTGTAACTAAGTTATCTGTTATAGATAGTTGAACAGTATTAGCTGCCCTAATATCCAATGTGTCTGTGGAATGTGTGTAAACTAATCCTCCTGCTGCATCTGCGCCAGAGTCTCCCATATTAAATTGAGCATAACCATCAGTAGCAGACCGTAGTTGTACTCTGGAATATGCACCACTATCAGAAGATTGTATTCTTAGCTCTTGTGTAGCAGCGCCATTAATATGTAAAATAGAATCAGGTGAAGCTGTACCAATACCTATTCTATTAGAACCAGCATCCATAAAAAACATATTAGCGTTATCATCAGATTCTATTCTAAAGTCTATATTGTTAGAGCCTTCATTAAATACAATTTTGTCTCCAGAAGTTCCTACTTCTGTGAATCTCATAAATGATTTACTATCAATATTGAAATCCATATCATCTGTAGTAAACTCAATATAATTATTTTCATCTCCATTGTGTTTAACTTTTCTACCAACAATTAAATCATTAGCTAATGTTAAATTAGTACCATCAAAGGTCATATCTGCGTCGCCAGCAAAGGCACCGCCATTGTTAAATTGCACCTGTGTATCAGAACCACCGGGGCTTGCTTGTGCTGCTAAGTGTGAAAGGTCAACGGTAACATTAGCAGCTCCTTTGACTGCCAAAGTAAGGACATCGTCAGAATTATTTAACGTTGCCCCAGTAACATAAAAATTATTTCCAGCTGGTGCTGCGGCCTCTATGCGTTTGTTACCCACTGCATTGTGGGCTAAACTTTTTAATACCTTAGTGTATCTTGCCATAGCTATTAAATATACTCCGTTGCACTATTTAAATATTGTGTTGAAAATGTAAAGTGGAGAGCATTTCCTCGCCAGCTCTCCGAAGGCTAATTAACGTGCTTAACCAGAAGCTCCGTTAATGCTTATGATACCTACTTCAGGTCTGATAATTTTTAGACCGTATCTCATAGACATGTAGGAACCGACAATTCCGAATCCGGGATTGGCTTCTTCTACAGTGAGTGGTCTTCTTTCTACGTAAACCATAGGTTTGGTTGAAAGGTCAAAAGTACCAAATCTTGTTGATGGAACATATGCGTTAACGACAACGGTTAATCCATATATAGAACCGACGACACCGGTTGAAGCTGTCTGATTAACAGGGCTTCCGGGCATCATAGCGGCTGATGTTGGATTTGCTGCACCACCTGCTTCTCCTTGTGCTGCTGTGAAAGCAGTTACGAAGTCACCTAGGTCTAATAGAGACTTGTAGTGAGCTGGGGAGATGAACAAGTGTGTTGCATTGTATCCGCGTGTTGCGACTCTGTCAATAGCTTCAGTGATATCTGAGAGAGCTAAGTCTCCTGCAGTGTCACCAGCAGCTCTGACGTATGAGTTCCTAATCAATCTTGTATCAGATTCGTTACCGTATGAATCCAAACGTGAAGTTGATGCATCAATGTCTCCTGCTGACATACCTGCTCCGTAGAAACCGGATTGTGGGTTGCTTGCAAAAGTTGTGATTGCACTTTCGTTGGTTGTTTCATCGATTGCGATTGTTCCGAATGTAGTGTCTGCTGCGTTAGCACCGAAAATGACTTTGACAACGTGGTCAGTCATGTGTCTGTCTACAGCTCTGCGGGCTTCATTCAAAGCCATTTCTACTTCGTTGAATCTTGAATCTTCAATCATTCTTCGGGTTACACCTACTGCAATACCCCACTCTTTAACTGAAACTCTTTCGGAGCGTAGTTTTGTGTGTTGGTATTCTGGGGTGGTTCCCTCATTTATTTGTTCCAATTTCATGGAAGGCTTAGCTAGAGTAATATCAATATTACCACCAGTATCAGTTGTCATAGGTTCAGCGAAAAAAGACATTACAGGAAGCTCTGCGACTTTGTAGTCCATGATTGCTTCTTTGTAATCAATAAGTACTCTTTCACCTACACCACCGTCTACTGAACCAGTGTTTAGTGTTGTTAACAAACCGGGAGTTGCGTCTACCATTTAAATCACCTTATAGTGTTTGACATTTCGTCAATCCTGCTGCACTGTTATTTTCTAACGTGATAGCTTGTGTCTTTGGTGCACCTGCGCCATTTGTGGCTGTGGTCAATCGACCCTCTGTGCTTCCCATCATCAAAGCAACACCTGCTCCTAAATCGTCACAGTTGATGTTTAGAATGACTCCGACGCCAGTAACTACTGAACATACAGCATTTGCTGCTGCGTCTGTCAATGCTATTCCAACATATGCGAAATCGAAGTTGGTATCGTCGCTGTCTGCTTTTTGGAGAAGTCCATTAGTATCTAATGAACAAGCATCTCCTGCAGTGATTGCTTCAGCGGTTGTATATGGTAATATACGTGCTGGAGCTCCACCGTCATTAATCAAAATTTCTGTTGCCATATTTATTTCTCCTTATAGTATGAAGGGTCTAATGTAATTCTACCCTTTACCATTTTCATACCGAATTCTCTTTTGGTTTCTGGAACTTCACCTTCTTCAGCTGTTTTTCCTTTACCGAAAGACCTTTCGACATCGTTGCTTGGCTCTGGCATTGCTGCTAGAGCGTCGCTGAATCCAGTCAATCTGGACTCATCCCATGCAGAGAGTTCCTCTACACGAGCATCCTTCTTATCTTCTTCGATAGAACCGAATAAGATTTCTCGGGATATAATTGCTTCTACAGTTTCTAACTTCTTAGCTTCTGCTTCTGCAGCTAATCTTTCTTCCTCTGCTTTCTTGAAGGTTTCTAATTCTTTCATAGCCTTCTTGAACTCAGCTTCGATTTCAGCTTTTGAAGCTTCAACTTCTTCAAGTTGTGAACGTAGAGAAGCGAACTCGCGTTCGACAATGTTCTCTGCCTCGGATTTTACAGTTGTTTCTTTTGTCTCTTCTGACATAATTTCTACCTCTGTTTTCCCGTCTTCACATGCACATGCTTCTTCTTCACCACCACAACTACAGTCGTGGTCATCTTCAGATACTTGTGCGTCACATTCCTTTCCTTCTTCTATTGTGCACTCTTTACAGACGGGGTCCATTTTTTCATTGTCAATGAAACTTACCTCTGTGGGACGAATGTTGGTGGCGTATGTGTCACCCATCACATCTATATCGTTTGAAAACCAATCGATACTAACGTGAGTCATATCCCCGTCCTTGACTTTGTCCATCACTTCTTGACCGCGGCCATATTGATTAGATACTGTTGCCAGCATCTGAACTGCAGTCTTTCCATTATCCATCTCGATTAGCTCAGGTTTCGTTGCCATGCCGATTAAGTCCTCAGCTGTTCTTTGATGGTCAATATAAATCGGGAGTTCTGAGAACTTTTCTAGGTTGTCCTTCAACATACCTCCTTCAATATAAACTTTATGTTGTTCTCCATCTACCTCATATTCATGAGGTCCGGAAGTAATAGCGATTACAGGAAACTCTACAGAGTCTATTCCTTCATCACTGGAAAATTTAATATTATCTTCTTCACCCATTGATAACGCAAATGTTCTGCGTGTAGGTTCTGTAGACTTACCCTCTGCAAATTCCCGCTCAACACCATTTTCCTCAGCCCACATGCTACACATGCCAGCTGCTATCTCTTCGTGATTCTCAAAACCACGTTTCTTCAGGTTTGATTTAGTTTGTATCATACATTTTTCAAATGTCATGCTCTATCTCCTGTTGTGTTTGCGGAGGGCTTATTGCCCCTGTTTTGTGCTCTAGCGGATTCTTCACGTTTATCTGTGTCCTTTCCACCAGTTATATTTACATTTCTATCACTTTGCTCTTGACTAATAGGTGAAGCCTTAATATCTTCTGAAGTTTCCATATCTAATGTGGCTACTCCTTCAGCATTAAGACCACGTTCTTCTCTTACTTCTCCGGGTGATAGTACACCTTCTGATAAGTAAATCATATCAGTCTTAGCTTTTGTAAATGCGTCGTCAACGTTAATTTGTCTGAACTTAAACTTAGCTTCGCCTTTTTCTAACTGAGGCATAAGTTGTGAGTTCAATGCACCTTCTATCATTGTTTGTAAGTATCTTACGTATGGTTCAAAAATAGGTCGTGCTTTTTCTGGGTCTGTCCACATGGTTCTAGGTGTTTTAAGAGCTACGTGTATTTTATCTAAAATGTCATCAGTATATTTACCGTATTCAAATGCTCTTTGTGAACCTTGTAGTTCTTTTATAACTATGTCGTTACCATGGATAATATCTTCACCGGGGGCTAAAGTATTGAATGCTTCTACTATTTCATTGATTTTATCTGGACCATAAGGCATATCAGGTAATCCTGCACTTACATCAAATCTACTTGAAGCATATTTGTTAAGAGCAGCACCTATATCTCTTTCTGCATAGTCTTTCAAATCAACTAAATATATAATAGGGTGTATATCAGATAATCCGTATGCAAAGTCATCGAATTGATTATTCTTCAACTCTATTATCTCGTCTTCCTCAAATCGAACACTTTCTTCATCATCTCCTACTTTTTGATAGTAATACATGATTTGTCCGTGCTCATTTCTCTTTACATACATATTTTGACTAGACCTAAGAACTAAATTGTCTCCTGTCCACTCTAAATAACCTGTACCAAAAATACGTGCATTTCTTACCCAACCATATAATATATGTTCTATATTTATATCGCGGAACATTTCTTCTACTTCTTCCCTTACGTCGTCATCAGCTGTAACTATATCAAAATTATCTTTTACAGCGTATAAGCACGGTAAGTCAATTAATGTACGAACTATAGGGTCTGATAGATATATATTCATATATGTTCTATTTTTACCTATGTGTGGTTCGTAATCTTTATCTTGACCACCAAAACCTCGATTAATCTTGAGTCTTTGGATTACACCCGCACCGTAACTTCGTGGGTCGTCTTCTTTGTACGCAGGATTGCTGCCTGTTACAGCAAACCGACGTCTAATATTATCTATAAACGACATGGCTATTTATAATTAACTTTAATGAGTATATAAAGTTTTTGTCACAATCCCCTTAAAGATTGCTTGTTTAGTGTAACTTTACGCCTAGAAGTAGTAAAAAGTGGTGAATTTGAGTGATTCCCTCTGTTAGGCATGTTTTTGTTTATAGGACGTGAAACTATTGACTGTCCAAAGTTACCAGACATAGGTAACATACTTAAAGTTGCATGTATTCCCATAGCAGAACTGTCACAGTAATCGTCGTGTTTACCATTTGGTGCTGCTATCTTTTCTGTTTTATTTGCAGCATCCATAGTATATTCTAATTCTATATGCTCTTTTGTCCATTTA